GGATAATCCTTCTCGGATATCTCTGCCACGGAATGATTCAGGAGTTCCACTTAAAACATCACCTGTGAAATCCGTTCTTTGGTTATTTGTGAATACAAAGAATCGAGGTAGGTCAACAGATAGTGTAGGAATACTAGTAAAGCCACTACCTTGGTCGGTGATTGTTATACCAACTACTTTTCCACCAATAACTTCAGCAGTACCAAACGCACCTGCACCACCACCGCCTTCGATACGTACTGATACTAAACTGTATCCAGACCCTTGGTTAGTAATATTAACACTGTTTACTTTGTAAGTAACATCAAACGTAGCCCCAGTACCAATAGCACCGATCAAAGCTGGTGCTGCTGAGGTTGATATAGTAGTTACTACTCCTATAGGACCTGGTAAAGTTGGATCTCCGTACACCCCAGAAGAAACTATTCTAAATGTAGAAATAGCTCCTGGAGTTGTAAGGGTTGTTAAAACTTCAATTCGACATGCTTCGCCGCCCAATGGAATAGTACCACCAGAAATAGTTAAAACGTCGCCAGGGAAATAATTAGTACCGATACCATTTAGAGTAGCTGTATCGACACTCATTTCAACAGTACCGTCGAATAAACTGCCAGATGTGGGCGATGTATCGATCTTATCTAATGTACAAGGAAAGACTCCGTTACCGTAGGTTAGGCGTTTTTTGTAAGGACCTAGTTCTACACGTGATTCTAATAATAATTCTTCTGCGCGTTTTAATGCTGCTTCAATTGTAAGATAAGCGTAGGCTAATGCACGACCTTGGAACTCTTTGCTAACGCCGGTTCTTTCGTCTTGACCTGACGTAGCAACATATAAATTGGCTACGGAACCAAAAGCTGAGTTATCAACATATCGTTTAGTAGCAGCAACCAGCCCGTCGTATAGTTCATCGTCTTCTGGTTCTGGATCTCGAGAAAGTAATAAAGGACCGCTCATGCGGCCTAATGATGTTGTGACAAATCCTGTGGCAGGGTCGATAGCATCAACACCAGCTCTTGATAATTTTGTATCAACGTAATCTTTGTTAGCAGCTTCATCGTCGGTTATCGGAATAACTAAATCTCTGATGCGATATTGATTAGTACCTGATTTGGCTGATAGATTGCCGCCTAGTTGCGGACTTGTATCTGCTGAAATTTCTGAGAATTCGGAATTAATTACAATTTCACTACCACCGTTGGCTGTGAAATCAATACCAATACCCACACCAGGAACTAATCTTTTAAATGTTAATCCTGATTCTGTATTGTTAACTGTGACTAGCGGAGTAGATCCTGTATCTGGATCATTTTGTCCTATATAGGTATTTGGAGATACGTCGGATAAACCAACGAAAGTTAATCCTTCTCCTAGCCCTAATGAACTGTATAACTCTCTGAAATTGTCGTTGACCTTGCGGAACGAGTCTCGAATACTGTCCCCGGTACCATCATTACCTACTGTACCGATATCTATAATTTTACGTGCCATGGTATACCCTACGATAAATGATTGCTAAAATATTTATCCGAATATTTTGTAAGCCGAATGTAAATACGTATATGTTCTTAAGAAAACATCGTACAAAAAACGCTTATACAAGGGTCAGCAAGCTAGGTACATCACATGAATACTATCGCTATAAGACCGTAGCTGTCTTACGATGTGATAATTGTGATAAAGAATTTAATAGAGATTTGAAACACATGGATGCTAAACGTTTAAGTAACAACTACTTCCATGTATGCAGCGAGTGTGATCCTAAGAGATTTGCTCAACGTAAAGGTGTTGAACAGAAGAAAATATGGGATATGCCTGCTAGTACAGATTTACCAGTAGGTAGATATTAAACTGTAAAGCTCTCGCCGCAACCACAGCGAGCTTTTTCATTAGGGTTTTTAAAATCAAACCCTTCATTAAGTCCATTGCGAACCCAATCCATTTCAACTCCATCTACATAAACTAGACTTTTAGGATCTACAAATACGTGTATACTGCGGCTAACAAAGCTCGTGTCTTCTGGCAAGGGGACATCTACATATTCCATAACGTAAGAAAGTCCAGAGCATCCAGTAGTTTTAACGGCTACACGGATACCTAGTCCTTTTCCCCTATGCTCTAGCTGGGTTTTAACTTTTTCTGCAGCTAGTTCAGTTAACGAGATCATGTTTGGTTTGATAATCTTTTATCGCTGCTTTAATCGCATCTTCTGCAAGCACCGAGCAATGTATTTTGACGGGCGGTAACGAGAGTTCTTCAGCGATATCTGAGTTTTTAATTGCAGTTGCTTGGTCAAGTGTCTTGCCCTTGAGCCACTCTGTGACAAGACTAGAACTGGCAATAGCACTACCGCAACCATAAGTTTTAAACTTCGCATCAGTAATAACTCCAGTGTCATCAACTTTAATCTGTAGTTTCATAACATCACCACAGGCAGGTGCTCCCACCATACCTGTGCCGACGTTTGGTTCTTCTTTAGAAAAACTACCTACATTGCGAGGATTCTCATAATGATCTAGTACCTTTTCTGAATATGCCATATTATTTCTTTCCTAGTAGATCTTTTGCTTTAGCAACAAGATTTGCTACTACCGCTGGTTGTGTGGTATTCCAGCCAATTAATAAACCTACTAAAACTAATAAAATTGTTGATAACATAAATTATCCTCCATGTAAACGGTCATTGATTACTGACCAATCTATAATCTTCCATTGATTTTCTAGGTATTTGTCTTTGGCACTTTGATAATCTAATGCCCAGGCATGTTCCCACCAATCGATCAGTAAGACTATATCGCTCCTTGTTTGATGGTTTTTGATAGTTTTGATACTACCATTTTTAGCAAGATAGGCCCATCCACTACCTTGTATTCCCATTGCTACTTTTAGGAATTCTTCTTTAAACTTATCGAAATCACCGAAATGCTCGCTTATGAATTCACTAGAAATTCCTACGGGCTGATTTGATGATTTTGGAATTTGATATTGTGCAAATAATATATTATGTAATTGTGCACCTGCTGCATTAAAGTCTGGATCACCTTCTCCTGCATTATATCTATCTACATAAGCACGGGCTAATTTTCCGTAATGATAGTTGATAGTATCTTCAGAGACGCAGGGATCTAAATCGCCTTTAGCGTATTTTAGTTTTTCTTGCACTAATTTACCCTCTTCTTTTGCTTCAGTAAGCACAGGTTGATTAGTGGTCCATTTAATAAAGTCTAAAGTCATATTTGTATTTAACTATTTTAACATGATGTAAATAATATCACAAGGAGAAACAAAATGATTTTATTTTTAAAAAAACTTTTTGGTATTAGCACACCAGCAATCGAAACTGTAACAGTTTCTAAACCTAAGGCTAAAACAGCAGCTAAGAAAAAACCAGCGGCTAAAAAGCCCGCAGTTAAAAAAGCAGCAGTTAAAAAAGCTCCTGCTAAAAAAATTACTAAAAAGTCTAAATAAAAGAAAAGCCCGTTAAGGGCTTTTTTTATGGCTTTTAACTTCTTGTTCTAATATAGTTTCGTCCATCCAAAGGTAAAGTGTAGCACGGGCATCCTTGCCTATTTCCATAGGATATCCTAATTCTTTAGCAATAGTGTAAAACTTCTTGCGCAGTTCTACAGGATCACCATCTTGAAAATCACTGTAATCCCACGATCCGTTTTCACGCACAGGCGTCATCACACGATCAACAAAGTAGTCTATTAGGTGTGGATCACTCCAAGGAGCAAATTGTACCAGAATCAATTACCCACTAATCCCTTTTCTAGTGCTCGTTGATGAAGTGCAAAACTTGCGAGATTTTTCGCTTTTGACTCGCACATCATGTCAAACGATTCTAAGAATGTCAAGGCCCAATCATTTACCGCAGTGTTCCAATAAAATCCACTGTGTGCTCGAAGTTTGGCTTTTTTGTAACCTTGCTCTAAGAGGGACGGAAGATCGGGACGGATGTGTCCGGGATGGTCAATAAGACAGTCTTCCCGTGATACACTATAATGTATAACAGGCCTAACACCACGCCAGCTATCGCCAATCCTTTTAACACGGTCATCAGTAGCTTCAATGTATTCTCCAGTTTTTACCCAATGGTGATGAATGTCAAGCACTAAGGCACAGTCATTTACCAATTCTATGCTGGAGTCAATGCCCCAGGTCATTTCGTCGTTTTCAATTGTCAAACAGTTTCTTGCTTCAGGAGTCATGCGGCTCAATGCTGCTCTAACACCAGGTATGCCTTGGCGTCCTGCGATGTGTACATTGATCTTGTAGTCTTGAAATGTTTTGCCATAGCCCATCCATCGAGCCATGTCTACGTGATATTCAAATTCTTCTATTGATCGTTCTACAATGTCAGGGTTATCAGACGCCAACACGCAAAACTGCCCAGGATGAAAGCTGAGCCTAACATCACTCTTCCTAGCCAAATCACCGACTCGGGCAAACTCTCTTTCTGCAAAGGCTCTGACATCGGGCTGCCGCCAAAACCACTTCCAACTAGGCTCAGTGTATACAGGAAGTATATCGCTGCTGAGTCGTACCATTCTAAGATTTTCATCTAATGTCCCTACCCTATCTACTAATTTGTAGCAGGCTTCAATGTTTCGTTTCATTAAATCCCAAAGCCGCTGTTCTGCTTCTTGAGGATGTTCACGCAACCACCTAACTGTGGTAGCACCTGTATTTAAGTCTCGGTCACGAGCATTGATTTTCATTCCGTCAACTTCGGAAGGATCATTGATCCATTTGCAGGCAAAGCCTATTCGTTTAGTCATACTTACAGTATAACATCATTAATACCAATTGTCAACTACAAATTTATCTTTAACATCTTCAGGTTTTGGATCACCGTGAAATACCGCTACGCAACATTCTGGGTGTATTATTGGATCATGGACATCACTTTTAAATTTCCTTTTGCCACTCATTAAAATCAAATCACTTCTACTGCGTATTTCCCATTTGTAGCTCTGTATCCATTCTCTAGGCCACCATTTGATTCGATCTTTAGCATGTTTCCATATCCAATCTTGATCACCGTGTAATTTCATAGCTTCTCTAGGATTAGATTGGAATCGTTCCCAAATATGTTTTTGGGTTCCATGATTCCATGACATAACGCTGCTGTTAAGATTATTCCAATGAGGATGAAATTTTCTATTGAAATCTAAAATACCTAAGAAGTCATCGGAGAATGTTGTAATCAATTTATTGATATTTTTATGGATTATCACATCTAGATCAAAATACAAAATCCTATTTCCTAAAGGCAAGGTAGGATCAAACATGTGAACCTTATGCCACCATCCTCTTTGATAATTAGCATTGGGCTGCACTACCATCCTTACTCCGGGTAGTTGATGCTGACTATCGGTTAGACATACAAATTCATAAGGTATGGTCATGTGTCTTGAGACCATGTTACGTAATCTTTCTACATAGTCGTCGCCATACTTGTTACCAAATTTAACACATAGGACTGTGACTCCGGAGTTGATATGTTGCACAGGTACTAGAGGAGTTTCTACAATCGGTGAAGATGCCCCAGCTTTCTCAAGTCTGCGCTCTGCTTTTAGTCTTCTACGCTCTTCTTTGGTTGATTCCATTACCAGTGTCTGATTACCCCTGCTATGATTAAGCAGTTAGTGATGATATAAAACAAGACTATAAGGGTTCGTATTAATGCAATACGATTAGCTTCTTCGTTAGTCTTGTCCTCTTTTTGGCCAAAGGCTTTAGCCCATATATGCCATGCTTTTTGAAACATTTAGTCTCTATAGAACACACTACGTGATTTAGGAGTTTCCCACCAATCAATATGATCAACTGTTACGTTCAATGGTTTCATTTTAATGTCTACTAGTTCTGCCATCCAACTAGATAAGTTTTCACTTGTTGGAACAAAGTCAACGATCATGAATCCTTCATAGTATTCATACTCTGGTGTGTTAGGATCTAGGCCTGTTAGGTCTAACTGCCAACCTGCTACATGGTCTGTGTTCGGAACTAATACCGGAACCAACCCACGATTGCCGATGATTTGATTATACAACGGATCGCTCTTGTCTAATACAAACTGATGATCAATATATTCATTGATCCATTTCTTTAACCATTCAAGATGTCGGAAGTCAGTTACCATACCAGTTGGATCTAAAGTACCTGTTGGACTCTTTAGATATACCTGCATCTTACCTTCATGACCATGAAGATGTCTACACGCACACTTCAAGTCTGCCGCATATTCACCATTTAGTTTTTGTGTCCAAACTCTGTGTCCATAACAGAATTCAAATGTTTTATCTATAATCCAAGTCATCTCTTGCCGTCCTTTCAATGTAAGTTTGATAACACGCAGAATATTTAAAGTGGGGTGAATGTCGTAGACCACTTTGTATAGTATACAAGAAAAGTATTTATAGATCAACCATTAAGTGGTTGAAATTTTACATTTGGTAATATCCATTGATTAGGCATAGCCCAATCTTGATGATTTAAAATTGTAAATCTTATGTTAGGATAGTATTCAAATATTTTAGATATCTGATATATCCAAAATGAATAATTTATAGGTTTTGAATTTGATTTAGAATAGTTAGGACTATCTTTGTAAATGTTGTTTACTTTATCGTTTGAAGGATATAGATCAAATCCCAATAGTTTTACATCATCAAACCCTAAAGTTGCCGCAAGTAAGACAGCATAAGGTCCACTATTCCAATGTTCGGATTGATCTTTCTTTTCTTCTCCTCGATAGGGTAATTGAGGAACGATAGTTAACTGAGGAAATAACGGTGCTTGATCTTCTCGAATATAGATAGTAGATTGAACATTGTTTTTCAATGCTTCGTCGACCATTCTTTTATCGCAACAGATCAAATGATCAACTTCGATATCTCTATGGATAGCATTACATCCGATCAGGATATGATCTTTTTTGAAAATTTCTAGGTCGATATGCTTACGGCTCTCGCCATTGCCTATAACCAATAACACGTTATCTAATTTCGCCGAATGAGTTCCAAACGCCTGGACTACCTGCTTTAGTGCAGACCCATCCAACATATTGTCTTTGTTGAGGATTTGAATTCCAAACAATGTCACCTAGATTGTATACACCGTTTCTTGGAGGTTCGTCACCACTTAGATGTAGTTTATCATTGAATTTAATAGCACCACTTACATGTAGTTGAGCTCTTGCATCTGGAGTAGATACATTAACCCCTAACGTTCCGTGAACGTTCACGAACACCGGTAAAGAATTTTTATTACCTAATAATATATCACCGTTAGCTGCTACAGAAATTCTAGGAGTGTTATCAGTGATAATATCAAACGGATGGGTAGCATGTGTGCCAACCATACCTCTGTTTGCATCTTTGCTGCCTAATAATACTGAGACTAGATTTTCAACGACTTCAAGAGCGGCATTTGGTTCTTCAGTACCAAGTCCTAGACGATCTGACGATGCATTATAGAAAAGATAATCGTTAACATTGAACGAACCATTAACAATTAATCCTCGTAATTTGCCTACTTCTCTTAGATTACTCTTTGTAACAGTAGGACCTAATTCTAATTCATCTAAAACTTTGATATTATTAATTGAAAGGAATTTACCTTTTTGTATATCAATAGATTCACTAGAGAAAATTCTATCGGGATTACTATTGTAAACAAGTTGTTTAGCATTACCGTGACCTGTCCACAAAATACCTTTACCGTGAATATCACTACCGTTAAAAATTACAGAAATATCTTTTTCGTATTTGATTTCACCGATAATATTAGCTGCTTCGATAGTATCAACTTTGATAGTTTTAGCAATAACATCTTCTAATTCGGTTTTACCTTCGACCTTAAGATTGTCTTTAACAACACCAACTTTTAATTCGGAAATATTAACAGCATCGTCTGTAATGGTTAATTTAGTTTTTGTCGCTTGATCGCTAATTCCTTGGCTGTTGAATCTGATAATTTTTCCACCATCGATATGATCTCCGGATAACGATCTCTGAGGAATTTTTTTAACTATTGCCAACGGGTCACCGGAAAGCAGATCTGTATCTTGGCTTTTTAAGGCATCGCCTAAGGCGGCTAGGGCTTGATCGAGGTTGTTTTTATTCATAGTAATGTATTTATCCGTAACAAAAAAGCGAGCTTGATGCCCGCTTTGTAGGTATCACTATGTGTATTTATTGTACTTTAAGTAGTATTGTATCTTCGTTAATACGCCCGTTGAGCTTGATATCTACAGCTTTGATATCCTCTAAGAACTTACGCAATTGAACCTTGCCCGAGTCTTTGAATTCTTTAAGCTGTTCTTCTGGTTTACGAAGAGTTTTTTGTACACTGTTAGATTCGTCAAAATTAATGATACCTGTACCTTTAACACTGAGTTCGCTAAACTCAGCGGCAACATATTTTCCAACCTTACGAGTTTTGGTATTGAAAACCCATAATTCTTGGGAACCAATAATATCTGTAGGATTAATTGACACAAGTTTTAATTGTTCGTGTGTTTTTAGATATTTAAGTTTGGCTACAATTTTCTCTTTAGGCTGTGCTTTTTTAGCACGTGGTGCACGATTTACTTTAGATTCTTGCATTAACATACCACAAGCATCAACTATTTCTTTATAGAATGTGTGTAGTTTCTTAATTTGTGATTTACTTAAATGACTGTAACCTTCTTTAAGTTGTTCATCTTGCCCTTGCTCAAGGTCGTCAAGTTCATTAAGTCCGTGAACATAAAAGTCACGTATAACCCTAGCATGTGCCGCTTTGGCTTCTTTTGCTTTGAGGAGATTGATTACTTTAATTGCTTTAGGATCAAATGCTTCTGGATCTCTAGAAAAATTATCTAAAGCATCTTCGATATCATCGGTCATTTTTAAACTAGACTCTCTAATACGATCCTGAATAGTAGGTTGAGGTGTTGCTGCTTTTTCTTGAACTGCTTCTTCGTCGTGATCATCAACACTTTCTTCAAGAACTCGAGCAATGGCACCTTTTAACCAAGCGACAGTACTTTTACCATTGTTAAAATCCTCACGTTCATCTAACATACCATTGTTTAAACAACTAGCAATAGCACCCATAGTTAGGTTAGTACGCCAATCCCTACCATTTTTATAGATCGCAATATCTTGTTTACTATAACCGTTAGCAGCCATCCACATAAGAATAGCAGGTTTAAGATCTTTGCCACTATAGTTTGTTCTGTAATAGTACATCACATCACGGAAGTGTGCAAGATAATGATCGGTAGTCCAACCGTCGCAGTGTTCCCACTTGAGTTGACTCAGTGATCGTTTTGGATTCTGTATCGAATCTGCTAATTCTTTAACCTTGCTCTTTTTCTTTGTTGCCATATGATTCCTATTTTTTATTAAAAGTTTTTTCAAGTAACCAAATGATATAAACAAATGCAAAAAGATGAGCTACGTTGTACCATGCAATCATACTAAACCCTAGATACATAAACAAAAAGAATCCAATCCTAACAGCAGTATTCTCTTGATCTCGAAGATCTGTTGTTAATTCTATAAAGAAATCAACAAATACTTGCCATATCTTTTTAATTAAATCTAAAATTCTATTCATTATTTTTACTTTATTTTTATTGTTCTAGAATTATTATACAATCTTTTATAGAAAAAGTCAAGATCAAACGGCCATAGGTGCAGAAATTGAAGAATGAGATTGATAGTTATCCAATCTAAAATCGTACATGTTAAACTCTGTGATATTTTTTATCTCTTTATTCATCCAGAGGGTAGGTAAAGGATAGGGTTCTCGAATTAGTTGCTCTCTTACCTGATCTACGTGATTCAAATAGATATGAGCATCACCCAATACGTGAACAAACTCACCTACTCCTAAACCACACACTTGAGCAATCATGTGAGTTAACAGTGAATAACTTGCAACATTAAAAGGTACACCTAGGAACATATCGCAACTGCGCTGATACATTTGACACGATAGTTTATTATCTGCACTTACATAAAATTGTGCAAAACAATGGCATGGTGGAAGAGCCATCTCATCTAGCTCACCTGGGTTCCACGCTGTTAAAATATGTCTACGACCAAATGGATCCTTTTTAATTCCTTCAATTAATTGAAGTAGTTGATCTACTTCTACAGGTTCGCTTTCGCTAGAGCTAATCCAACGTTTAAATTGTGTACGCCAATGTCGCCATTGTACACCGTAGACCCGACCGAGGTCGCCTGGGAATTTGGACTTAGGCTTCCAATAAGGTGATAGAGCGTTGGCTGTCCAAATAGTCACTGCTCCGGTACGTTCACCGTTTTCATCAAATGATGCAGCTTTGCCGTGTGTGATTTCTGCCAATCTTCGTTCATCGCCGCTGCCTTCGATAAACCAAAGCAATTCTCCCAAACAGGCCTTGAATGCTAACTTTTTGGTAGTAACTGCTGGAAACCCTAGGGTAAGATCATAACGCATCTGCATACCAAAAACACCAATGGTGCCTGTGCCTGTACGATCTTCTCGCACTGTGCCGTTATCTAATACGTGTTGTAATGCATCTAAATATGTTTTCATTTTGGTTTGGTTGTCAGTATGTTAAAGTTAATAGCACATCGAGGACCTTTTTTTGGAATGCCCCCACCATGATACAATGTTCCATCAAATATAATCAATCTTCCTTTTTTCGGACTCACAGATTTCATCACCTGATGATTCTGATCAAAAAATACAGTATCTCCGTCTGCATCATTCACATAGTAAAATACCACAGTGTGCTGATAAGGAAGATCGATATGATGTGATCCCTT